GATATGCAATCAATGAAGCAAAATGGAAAGCTGCTAATAAATATTGCAAACAGAGAAATATGCAATTTAAGATACTAACAGAAAAAGAACTAAAGGTATGAGTATCCTTTCACATTTAAAAGAGCAGGGTATAACAAATAGAGCAAAACAAAGACAAGAGGCATTTAACTATCTCTTTGATTATGCTGATGATGACGTAATGCCAGCAGAATTCTATCTATTTGAATATACACCAAAATATCGCAAAGTACTACCTCATTGGGATAGATATCCTTTAGTTCTTATGGGTATGCCAACGAAAGATGGGTTTTATGGTGCAAATCTCCATTATATGCAAGCTAGAAAAAGGATAAACCTTGCAGAAAAGATACTAAATAATACTAGGACAACTATACCTCCTTACCTGTGGCATAGATATATAATGGAGAAGGCAGATAATATATTCTTTAAGGTTCCTGAAACTGACGTTTTAGAGATGGCAACATTACCACTAGAGCAATTTTATGATCGTCGTAATAGATTCGTCAGTGCTAAGAAAATACAAATGTAATGGCTAAAACCAAAACTCCAAATTTGATGTATCCGAGGTCAGTAGAAACAACTGGTCATTACCTGAATTTTTATGCCTATGATTATAATAAAGCACAATCTCTAGGTGTTAAAAGTATGAGAGATATGCTTGCTGGATCGCAGATGTGGGGTAATGAGCAGCTTCAAGACGAAATGCAGAATCACCAAATAGGAAGATTTGGAGATCCTGAAGTTAAAGCAAAACGGTTACAAAATAAAAAGAATGCATATAATAACAAAGTTGATAGTTTAGGTCTTCAAAAAGATAAAAATGGTCAACCAATAACATGGGATAGAGGTAAAGATGCACCAAGTAATAGTTCTATAGGATGTGTTAAATTATACGTTCCTCCTAGTTTAGAATATAACTATAATGCTGAATGGAATCAAGTACAATTTGGTGCAATAGGTGCTGCTTTTGGTGGTGCAGGTAATGCTCTTGGTGCAGGTGGTGCAACAGCACTTAATGCAACATTAGGAAAGATGGCTGAGGATTTAGGATCAGCAGCACCAGGGTCTAGTGGTTTTGATGCAGGTGCTGTAATAGGTGGTGCATTTGGAATGACTTTCAATGACAATACCCTACAAACTTTCAAGAAAATGGGTACTCGTGTATTTACATTTAATTATCTCCTATTAACAAGAAATGAAGAAGAAGAACGTGAAATTAAGAATATAATTAAATTCTTTAAGTTAGCAATGCATCCAGGAAGTAGAAGAAGTGGTACAAATAATAGTTTATTCTTAACATATCCATATATCTTTAGAATAATCCAAGCAGGTCAAAAAACTGGTAGGGGTCAACTAGGAGTAGGTAACCAATTTCTACCAAATACCAAATATTGTGCATTGAAGGAGGTTAAGGTTAATTACACTCCAAATGAAAATTTCACATTAACACCAAATAGCTTTGTAACAGCAGTTAGCATGAATTTACAATTTGAAGAACTAACAACACTAACAAGGCAGGATATTCATGATATTGAAGATACTGCAACTGAAGAAAATTGGGGATGGACTGACGGACATTCAGTTACTGATAATACAGGTCAACAAATTGATAGGAGAATAGATAGAGTAAACACTCAAATAGAAAGAAAGAAAAAAGCAGAGAAAATCAAAGAAATGGAAAAGAAAAGAAAAAGTGACTTATTTGGACAACTATTCGGATTCTAATGGCTTATTTTAACAAAGTACCAAATCTCTTATATCTAAAATATACGTCAAACCCATATGACGGACAATGGATAGAAATTAAGAATATATTCTCTAGAATCAAAATAGCAGATGATATAAAAGATAACGTAACTACATTTGATGACTATTTTATAGAAGATGGAGATAGACCAGATAGTATCTCATTTGAGATGTATGATGATCCTGGTTATGATTGGACTATACTATTAATGAATAATATAGTAAATTTGCATAAAGATTGGCCAAAGGCAAAAGTAGCATTAGATTCATATGTAACATATAAGTACCAAAACCCAGAAGAGGTACATCACTATGAAACGCTAAAACAAGAACATAATGGAAAAACAGTTCTTGAGGCAGGTATTACAGTTGATGAAAGTTACCAATATGTCACTGCAGCAGGTTTAACGCTTACTAAGGCACAATCAAGAGTTTCGGTATCTAACTATTCTTATGAAATTGACTTAAATGAGAAAAGAAGAGAAATAGTACTATTAAAACCAGAACTGATTCCACAGTTTAATCAAGTAGTTAAAGATCAGATGAAATATACACCAAGTACTGAATTCGTAAAACAAGGATTAAAGATAAGTAGTAACTAGGTATAAATACCTATCGACCTATTTGACGAAAAATTGCCCAGATTTTTTATCCCGACTTTTTGAAACCAAAAGGTCGATTTCGTTTCGACAAAAAAAGACCCCACTTTTGGTGGGGTCAGGGTAGTTCCGTGTAGAGATCGCACGAAAGATCTCAATACTATTTAGAACTGTTCGTTTGCTAACTGATCAAAGTAACTGAATGCATCTTCATCTGTATTAACTGATGAAGGAGTTCCTGCTGCAGTAGCAGATGGAGTAGGAGCAGGAGCAGGAGGTCTGGAGTCAAACTTTGCAGCGACTTCATTCTCTAACTCTTCCTCATCTATACGACTACCACCACCCTTAAGAACAGTATCTAATCTCTTCTTAAGTTCAGCATATGTCTTGAAGTTAGAAGCACCAGTGAACTCATTGAGATCCCATAGACCATTGTAGATCTCTTCTAACTTAGCGTCATCAAAACTAGCAAGAGTAGATGGACGACCAAAGACAGAACTATCATAGTTCCAAAAACCAGCAACCTTTTTAATTCTTAGGTTGAAGTCAGCACCTTGCCAGAAATCAAAAGGATTGATTGGATCTTCACCTTCAAACTCTGGTTGCATTACTGCAATGATTTTATCATGGATCTTCTTACCATACTTATAAAGGAATGTTTTACCTTCATTAGCAGGGTTAGCAGGATCTTTGATAACATATATGTTACTGTAGTAAGAAAGCTTACGCTTCTGCTTACGTGCTATTTCTTTATCTGAATCTAAACCACTGTTCCATAGAGTTCTATTCAACTCACCAACAGGATCGTTACCACCTATTGTAGTGAGAGAGTTCTCAATGTACCATCCACCTGGTCCTTGAAAAGCATGACTCCATACCTTTGCCCAAGGTAATTCGTTGCCCTTAGCAGGAGGTAGGAAACGTATAATGGCACTACCGATACCGTCTTTACCCATCTGGGGTTTCCATAGACGATCATCAATGAAACCAGAAGTTACTTCAGTTTTATTAATTTCACTATTGAGTTTCTCAAGTAGTGAACCTTGCTTTTTTAATGCAGCAAATGACATGTGTATTCTCCGTATTTTGTATTGTTAGGATTGAAATTATTATAACGTATTCAGAGCATCTTGTCAAGGTTATCTCTCATCTGAGAGATTGCCCTCTTCGCCTCTTTAAAAATTGGTAGACCTACCTGTTCAGCAGGGATTCCCATTGACATTGCTGCCTTTTTAAAGTTCTCAATAACGGACTCACCATCTGGATCACCACGCATAAGATACGCTCTACTATATAGGGTCTCTTGCTTATCAATTAATTCCTCAAGACCATCACAAACTTCTACTCTTTGATCCTCTGTCATGATCCCAAAGTATGGTACCTTATTCATCAATTCCACGTAGAGTTCCTCCATCTCTTTCATTTCTTTGATGACTACTTCTGATTGAAATAAACTCATAAGTTGTTTTGTACTATTGTTTTAATTTTGTTTGTATCCATAATAACAAATGGATCATATCTTTTCAAGAGGTTAGATACCTTGACCCAAATAGAATCATTAAGTAGGGTATCATATCTCTCAACAAATCCTGTTACTCTATTTAACAACACCATAGTTTCTGGCATTATATGATCGCCAAGGTATAGTTTCAGTAGTGTAGAATGTGATCCTTTACTACATCTCATAGCAATATCTAAATGCTCACTCCTATTAAGAATAGTTTCTAGATCACTTTGAAACATATAAGAAATACTTTGTATCTTCTTCTTCCAATCAAGGAAGTTCTTCTCATTCATATCTCCTACCCATAGGTTAGAGTTAGATAAGAAGTTAGATACAAAGTATGACTCTAATTCTTTTTTAGTATACTTCTTAGATAGTTTCTCAAAGAAGTAAACGTCTGATCTTTCTACAAACTTTTCGTTTGATGCTCTGACTCGACCATTGTATTTAAAGTAGTCGTAGTTCTTTCTTGTGAAGTGTGCTTTAATTGCTAGGTAAATTACATAACAATCAAATGCATTCATAAAGGTAACACTGCTTTAGTTGTCTTCTTTATGAAATTTAATTTAATAGCTTCTGCTTTAATCTTTTCTTTTAGAGTTGGTGCTATCAACTTAGTAACTGAATCAACTTCTATGTCTTTGGACTCACAGAAGTCAACGATAGCATCAATGTAACTCAAAGATTTCTTACTATCTTTAACGATATTCTCAATCGTCATGGAGAATTTGTTCTTGTCCATAAAAGTGTCGTCAATTAATTCATTAATGTTTTTAGATTTACTGGGCATCTTTATACTCTCTGATATAATCTTGTAACAAAGGTACATAATCATCAGGGTTCTTTACAAACACCTGAGTATCCCCAGTTTGGCATGTAATAAGAGTAACGATCTGTTCGACTTTAATACCAGATCTTTCCTCATACATTTTAGCATACCCTGTCTCCTGAACAAAGTATCCTTCAACCCACTCCTCTTTCTTTTCTTTAGAAGATGTTTTGAAGTCAATGATTGATAGTTTATTATCAAACTCTGCTATACAATCAACTCTACCTGCTATTGCAAACTCATGACTGTATAGTGGTGCTTCTTGGAAATGGATGTTATCAATACGATTAAGCATAGGTTTTGATTGTTTAAAAAGTAACAAAGCTAAGTGCTTATCAGCATACTTATCAAGGTCTAATTCATTGTTAAGATAGTCCTCAGTTATACTATGAACTGTAGTACCTACAGTAGTAGCACGTCTAGAGATCTTATTTGCTTCTGCATCACCAACTCTTTTTCTCCATGCAGCAATAGATTTCCTACTCCTGAATGAACAGATGGTAGAGATAGAAGGATACTTTTCATCCCCTATCTCATATACTCTTTTACCATTAATAGTTTTAGCACTGATGTCTTCAAGAGACATCTCCATAATAACATGTTTAAACATTAAAGACCTAACTGTAGTTTAGTAATGATGTAGTTGCGAATCAATCCACTTCTAACGATGTCATTGACATCGAATTCAATGTTAGCAAACTCATCCATGACCTCAAGTATCTTCATGAAGTCAAGGATTCCATTCTTCTCATTGGTCTTGACTAAATCTGTCTGTGCTATGTCACCAGCAAAGATAATTTTAGAATCATTACCAACACGAGTCATGATTGAATCTAACTCATGGAAATTTAAATTCTGACACTCATCAACAATGACTATAGCATTGTCTAAAGTAGTACCACGTAAGAATGAAGTACTCCAGAAAGAAATAGTTTCCTGTGCCTTTAGATTATCATACAGCATTTCAAATGCTGGATCATCTGGCATCTTGAACATGTATTTTACCATGTTCTGATAAGGAATCTGATACAAGTTTGATTTATCTTCATGATCTCCTGGTAGGAAACCAATCTCTCTTGTAGGTACAAGAGAACGTACGATATATAATTTCTCGTACGCTGTTTTGTTAGAAAGTATCTCCCTAAGTGCTAGGTACATTGCTATGAATGTTTTACCTGTACCAGCACATCCATATAAGAAAAGATTCTTACTGTCTTCGTAAGCATCAAAAACTAACTTCTGATTATCAGTTAATGGTTTGATATCAGTTAGTTGTTCTGTGTTGATTGGTTTCTTACGTCTCATCTTCTTAGGGGAACTGTTTACAAAATCAAATTGTTGGGTTGATTTCTTTCTACGTGGCATTTAGATGTTACTTGTAAAGTTAGTGTCTATAGTTGAACCAGGATTTGCTTTCTTAATACTCTTTAAGACATCTTTGAAACCATCAGGTCTCTTGTCTTTAATAGCAGCATCAGCAACCAAACCAGGATAAGTGGAGTGGTACTGTACTAAGTGAGGGTTATCCTCCTTATATTTATCGAGAACAGTAAAGGACATTCGTTCTTCAGTGATCTCTCCTGTCTCTTTATTTTTAAATTCGTAGAGTGGCATTACCTAAACCTCTTAGCAACAATCATCTCACCGACAAGATCTTGTAGCAGTGAGAATATAATTTGTAACATTGATTTAGGTGCATCACCTACCAACTCATCAAACATATACATGTTTAATCTAAAAGCATAATTTGCTTCAGTTATTATAGCATCAAATTGACTCTGTGTCACCTCTAAGGTGTCTATGTTTGTACGATAGAACTGTTTAAATGTTGATGCATTCTCTATGTCTTTGAAGTCATAGAAATTAAATGCTTCATTACCTAACTTCAATGACTTCTGTGCAATACCTTTAAGTATTTGACCACCAGATAGATCACCCATGTACCTAGTGTAGTGATGTCCTACAAATAAGTATGGTTCTGAACCACGACCAACTTCTCTTATCCTTTCAATATATTTCTTAGTAGCAGGACTAGGATAAATTGTCTCATGCCACCCTTCACCATAAAAGTAATCTAGATCCTTTGCTAAGGCATCATGACGATTAAGAGAGTCGTCAAGTATAGTACCTACTACAGGATCATCTTTTAAATGCTTTGCAACATCCTCCAAGGCAGAGTAAACAAAGTAAAGATTAGCAACTAAAATTCTATAACTTTCTTTGTCCACCACACCTCTAAGAAAGGATGCAACGAACTTAGTATTCTCTGCTGCTGAGTGGGACTTCTTTGTCCCTACCTTTATTTGTTTTGAATAGTTTTCTACCATGATAATGCCTCTGATACTATAGGTAACTGTTCTTTGAAGATAGATCTACATTGCTCCACTATATCCATGTGCTCTTTCTGAGTACCATGAGAAGAACGTAAATCTATGTAGTGTATCCATGAACGAACACTACCAGTCATATAAATTCTGGTTGGTGCTGCTAATGGGAGAACAAATCTCGCACACTCCTTTGCAACTCCCTCTTCCAAGAGGTGATTGTATAGATCCATCGCTTCACTAAAGTGGGTTGCGATCTTCGCTTGAAGGGTATCCTTCTTATCTTGTGGTATGTCATCGTTACTATTCTGTCTGTTCTTTGAATCTTGACTCCTAAGATCAGGAACACATATCATAGTGTTCAAAAGATTTGAGTCAGCATATCTCTGACTGAACTCTTGGAAAGTAAATGATCTATGTCTTAGTATCTGTGCACCAAGACCTCTTGTTGTCTCTATTTCTAGAGTCATGTGTGCTTGCTCAAACACAGACCAATGCCCATGCTTAATACAATACTTCAAAAGTCCTGATACATTTGGGTTCTCTTGGTTGTTAGGGTTACTTACCCTAGCAATGAACCCCATTGTCTTTTCAGCATCAGGAGTAATACTAATAAGTTTTACCATAAATTAAATGAATCCTTGCTCTTGGTAGTAACCGTACATAGTTTTAATATCTTCTGGAGTTGTATTCCACTGAACATCTCCCACTTCAATTGCTTTTTGACAGAATGTATAAGCAGAAGAATCAAATTCAATACTATGCTTATGTAAAGAAGTCATACATAACTCCCTCTTTGAAAGTTCATCATCCATTTTTCTTTCTCCGTTTGTTTTTAGGTTTAGGTTGATCCCACATCTTGGGATTGATTGTACCATACCAATTATTTATTTTCAAGAGTGTGCCACCTAATGTTTTGAGTTTGTCATAGTAGGCATCAAATATATTGACACTCTTCTGTGATAACACAAGATCATTAAGTTCCTCTTCACCTATAGTATAAACTACTAATGATGTGCCTTGTGGCCACTTAGTAATGTCAACATCATTTCCCACTATCTCCTGTTTAAATATCTTTATTTGATATTCATGTATTTCTTCAGGAGTAAACTTAACTTTGTATTCTTTAGGTTTAGGTGGGGTTTTTAACTCTGGGGGTTTAGCTTCTGGCGTAGTTGTCATTCTGACCACTGAATATTAGGGAAGGCAGAAGTTACAACTGCTTTAGTAATTCTATACTTCTTATGTAACTGCTTGTCTTTAACCAAACATACTATGTCTGCTTCACTTTCATGTAGACCTTCTAACATTTGAATGAACAGTTGCTCACGCTTAAATCTACTAAGAGAGTTAGCACCCTTGATAAATCTCCAAAGGTTCCTTGATTCTCTTTCAAGCATAGTATGTTCTGTTCCCATAGGACAATCATTCCTTTTAAAGGGAACATCACCCTCAGGTATATCAGATTCAATAGCAGGTTCAAAGTTCCATTTAAGGATTGAACGTAGTCCTTGACTGTTGTTCTCCTTTAGAATTTTAATCTTCTCCGCTTTGGTCTTGGCATTAGATGCCTTCTTAATAATTTCAGAAATCAAAAGTTTCATAGTTCTATGTCAATAGTAATATTATATATCAGTCGTCCAAATCTGTAAAGGGGTCACGTGTGAAAGCATCCTTCTCATCAAATTCGACACTGATAAGTTTAGCAATTTGGAATGGTATAGGATTACCATTCTCGTCCATCATCTCAGGATGTGCTGTTATCTTTACTTCTTCTGTTTCTTCTCTACCATCTACAATTTCCATGTAGTTTAGATAATAACTATTAGCAAACCATCCAAGCATGAATCCAATGATTGTCCCACCGATAGTAATCAGAGTGGACAAGGTAAGAACTGCTGCCATATCCATGGCTTTACCTCCATGTAAAATTAAAATTGTTTTATCTTTCTTGGGTTCGGGTTCCTTGCCTGACCTCCGACGGAGCATGAACTCATCACCTTTATTTAGTGACGAGTTTTCTCCTTCTTGTTTTGGATCCAGGTTTCCTTCCTGGTTTTCGTTCTTGTTCATACTTCCATGCATCCTCTAAGATTCCATAAAGATAAGTTTTAATCTTACGTGCTTGTGGTTTAGGTATGTGACCGTAAGCTTCACGTAGGGTTGGATCCCCTCCCTTTATATACAACTCAAGATCAAGAGTTATCTGACTCAATTCTTGAGCAGTTGAACTCTCACTAAATTTTCTTACTTGAGGTTTTGTTGCTTTGTTTGATTTAAGATAAAGATAGCAGTTAAATAAAAACTTACCATCAAATGATGCATCTATTGCATGTTCTACCAAAGGATAGAACTCATCTTCATACCAATCCATTCTCTTTTAAATAAGTAACTGTTTCTTTTGAACCCCCAACTCTCAATGTACCTATTGTTACTTGGGGAAATGTGGAACCCTCACCAAATTCTTTTAGGAATGATTTCCTATCAAAGTGTGTGTCTAGTTTGTACACCACATAATTTGCTTCTAGTGTATCGAATAACTGAAAGATCTTCTCACAGTAAGGACAATCATCCTTGGAATAAACTGTAACGTTCCCTAGCATGTAATTAGAGTGTTTATTTTATCTATAATAAAGGCATGTCCATCTTAGCATAAAAAAGAGGGGTGTCAAGCACCCCTCATAATTGATCCATCTCGAACCAGAGTTATTTAGAAGGTGAACTTAACACCAACTTTTCCAGCGAAGTCGATGTCATCACTAGCAGTTACTGCAGAAACCTCACCATAGAACTTGTCATAAGTTCCACCAAGGTATCCGATTAGTTCTACATCACCGAACTCATCAGCAGATTCTGTGTGAGCAACTGTAGGACCACCAGATACGTAGTATCCAAGACCACCTTCAGTTGTACCTTCGTATCCGACTACTGCTTCAAGATTTCCAGAAGTATAACTTCCATCAGGATATGAACCATTTGCTTCTACGTTCACATATGGACCAGCAAAAGCTGCACCAGCGAGTAGGAATGGAGATGCTGCTATTGCAGCGATTGTTGATTTGAAAGACATGATTGTTTTAGTTTCTCGCATAGGGCAATAAAAAGACCCTTGCGGATGATAGATTCCCCCGACATGGGGATCTGTTTGCATTCGCAAAGGGTTACGATCTTTCGAGTCCTTTGTATAATGTTATTTATAATAATAACATAGGTTTAAGAGTGTGTCAACCCCCCAATGTTATTCGTCCATCATATATGCCATCATAGTTAACCACAGAGTAGTGAACATAGAGACACTTCCGAGGATCATCGCTACCATTTTTAAGGTCTCCATTATTAAGAAATGTTACAGAGGTCATATTATATATTAATATTCGTT